CTTTTAGAGAGTACGTAGAAAAAGTTGCTGGCGGACACGGTGCTGAGAAAAAAGGCGGCGCAGAATCTGCAGACAACAAGAAGTCAGTTGTTGATAATATGAAAAACGACATGGGCGGAACTACAGCTAATATTGCTAAAGGCGGCGAAGAGTCAGGTAAAAATGACGGTGGCCTAGCTGATATTACACCTAAAGAAGAAAATGCAGGTAATGTTAACACACCTGGTTCAAAAAATGCAACTAAAATGGACAGCACAAAAGGACATGGTGCTGAAAAGAAAGGTGCAGGCGAATCAGCTGATAACAAGCAATCGATTTTCCGTAGCAAACGATAGTAAAAAAGGAAGACTATAAGTGAAAACTACACTAGCAGAACATCTGAGCTTCGATCAGGCTAAAATCGTACTTGAGCGTGATGAGCATGATGATGGTAAAACATTACATTTGAGTGGAATCTGTATTCAAGGTGACATTCGTAATGCCAATCAGCGTGTTTATTCTTCTAAAGAAATTGATAGGGCTGTCAAGACGCTCAACGAACAGATTTCTGGGGGGTATTCAGTGCTAGGTGAAGTTGATCACCCACAAGATTTACGCATCAATTTGGACAGGGTCAGTCACATGATTACAAAAATGTGGATGGATGGTCCAAATGGCTACGGAAAACTTAAAATGTTACCAACGCCGATGGGACAAATTGTTTCATCGATGTTGGAATCAGGAGTCAAGTTGGGAGTCTCAAGCAGAGGTTCAGGGGAAGTTGACGGAGATGGTAATGTTCAAGGATTTGAAATTATTACTGTTGACGTTGTAGCTCAACCATCTGCCCCGGGAGCATATCCAACACCAGTTTACGAACACCTTATGAATGCACAAGGTGGCTACAAGGCATTTCAAGTGGCACAAGAAGTCCAAGGCGACACACAGGCACAAAGATATATAGCAGAGAGCTTGAAAAACTTCATTTCAAGTCTTAATAAAACGTAGGAGAATCACAATGCTAGAGTTTGTAAAACAACTATTTGAAAACAATGTGATTTCCGAAGAAGTCAAGTCGGAAATTGAGACCGCTTGGGAAAAAACCGTTCAAGATAACCGTGATAATGTTACTACACAATTGCGTGAAGAATATGCACAGAAGTACGAACACGATAAGACCGCAATGGTTGAAGCAGTTGAGAAGATGCTGGCTGACAGAATTACAGCAGAGCTTTCTGAGTTTGCTGAAGACCGCCAAGGACTTATTGAAGCTAAAGCAAAATATGCTGAAAAAATCGTAAAAGATTCTAAAGCTATGGAAGCATTTGTTCTTAAGAATCTTAAGAATGAGTTAGCAGAACTTCGTGAAGATCGTAAAGCAGTTGCAGGTAATGTTGCCAAACTTGAATCTTTTATTGTTGATGCACTTTCAAAAGAAATTGCAGAATTCCATGCTGATAAGAAAGACTTAGCAGAAACCAAAGTTAAACTTGTTAGAGATAGCAAGGCTAAATTTGAAGAAGTTAAGAAAGACTTTATCAATAAAGCATCGAAAATCGTTGAAGGTACAGTATCGAAAGGTATTAAATCTGAAATGGTACAATTGAAAGAAGATATTCAGGCAGCGAGAGAAAACGACTTCGGTCGTAGACTTTTTGAATCATTCGCAAGTGAATATGCTACTAGCCATTTAAATGAAAAATCTGAAACTTCAAAACTTCTTAAAGTTGTAAAACAGAAAGAAATTGAAGTAGCAGAAGCAGCAAAGATTGTTGCAGAATCTAAAAAGTTAGTAGAAAGTCGAGATGCAGAGATTGCTCGTATCAAAAATAGCGCAGCAAGACAAGAAGTAATGGCAGAATTGCTAGGACCATTGTCTGCAGAGAAGCGTGAGGTAATGGGTGAGTTACTAGAATCTGTACAGACTAATAAATTACACGCAGCTTATGACAAGTACATTAATTCCGTAATGGAAGGAAGTGCTCCAACTAAAGTGGCGTTGACAGAGGCAAAAGAAATAACAGGCGATAAAGCACAAGGCAATCAAATTAGCAGTGGAGAAAAAACTGCTGAGATATTTGACATCCGCAGGCTTGCGGGCTTAAAAGTTTAAGGAGAAAAACAATGTCACAACTACTAGAAAGTCGCTGGTCAGAAACCAAAGATGCCCTTTTAGAAGGACTTCAAGGTAACAAGCGTACTGTTATGGCAACAACTCTGGAGAATACCCGCACGTATTTGAACGAGTCTGCTACAGCAGGTGCTACATCTGCCGGTAACGTTGCAACACTAAACCGTGTGATCCTTCCAGTGATCAGACGTGTGATGCCTACGGTCATCGCTAATGAACTAGTTGGCGTTCAGCCAATGACTGGACCTGTTGGTCAAATCCACACATTAAGAGTACGTTATGCTGATGCATTCAACTCTGCAAGTGGAACTGACACTACAGCAGGTGACGAAGCACTATCACCTTTCAAGATTGCAGAAGGTTATTCTGGTGCTACTAATGATAAAGCAGCTTCTACAGCAGCTTTAGAAGGTGTAGCTGGAAACAGACTAAGCATTCAAATCTTGAAACAAACTGTCGAAGCGAAAACTCGTAAATTGAGTGCTCGTTGGACGTTTGAAGCTGCTCAAGATGCACAAGCTCAACAGGGTATTGACATCGAAGCAGAAGTAATGGCTGCTTTAGCACAAGAAATTACAGCTGAAATTGACCAAGAAGTTATTCAATCTTTGAAAACACTTGCTGGTACGGCTGCTTTAACTTATGACCAAGGTGCAGTATCAGGTACTGCTACTTTCGTTGGTGACGAACATGCTGCTTTAGCTGTTCAAATCAACAGAGTTGCTAACTTGATTGCACAGCGTACAAGACGTGGCGCAGGTAACTGGGCTGTTGTTTCACCAACAGTATTAACTTTGTTACAATCTGCTACAACTTCAGCGTTTGCAAGAACAACTGAAGGTACTTTTGAAGCACCAACAAACACTAAGTTTGTAGGAACTTTAAACAGTGCAATGCGTGTGTACGTAAACGGTTATGCAACTGACGACGATGTGTTGATCGGTTACAAAGGTTCTTCGGAATCAGACGCTGCTGCGTTCTACTGCCCATACATTCCTTTAATGTCAAGCGGTGTTGTACTTGATCCAGCAACATTTGAGCCAGTTGTTAGTTTCATGACAAGATATGGTTATGTAGAGTTAACAAACACTGCATCATCTCTTGGTAATGCAGCTGACTACTTAGGAAAAGTTGGAGTTACTTCAGCTAACCTAAGATTTGCGTAAGCAAGTATAGATTTAAAAAATCTACTAAAGGGCGGTATTTTTATATCGCCCTTTTTTATGACTAAATAATAGTATCGTTCATCCCAATCGGGACGGAAGTAGCATTAGCGAAGGAACGCACTTAACTGTAAAAGGGAGAGTGTAATGAACAGATTCGATCATCTACTTAATTCATATCGTGAGCAAAAAATGAGAGAACGCAAGGAACGCATCTTAATGATGTCACGTTCTGAGGCAAACATTAATGGCAGCGGTACTAGTGGTTATACTGTAAAAAGTGGCGAAAATACTGGCAAAGTACTAAAACATATATCTGTTACTTCAAGTAATAACATATAGTTTTTGTCCAAAATAAAATAGGTTGACAAATACTTATTTTGTGTTATATTAATAATATAGCAACAAAAGAGTAATTAACTTTTGTTTATAGTGCAAGGAAGAGGCCTTTACCAGAAGGGTCGAACTTGACTAGCCAGGGATGGTACCCAGGTGCTGTAGTAGAAATACGCAGTATCACATCGCAGTCACTAGCGGGGTTAGGTTGTACGTATTAGAATGGTATTCGGGTACGTGCTTGTAGGTGTAACCAAGTCCTACCTATTTTGCTTATATTAAAAAGGACCTTAATTGGTCCTTTTTTCTTGACTAACTGTCCAAAATGCTATATAATACTAGCATGGAGATAAAAGACGAAAAAGACTTCTCTTTACTAAGAGAACAGGTAAGCAAGTGGAACAAGAATCATTCTATGTTCAAACACGATGTTCGTCAATTATCCGAATCGCTAGAAAAGCTCATTGATAATCATAGTCAGCATATGATTATGCACAGGCAGACAAAACGTACTATACATTTAGAACGTGCCCAAGCAGAAATCGACAATATTAACATTCTTCTTAAAACTGTTGGGCAGCAAGAACTCTTATCTATTCTTAGCAGAAGATAAATACTTGTGTCGATAGTGTGCCGCATAGTGTGGCGGACTTATGCTGCACCACAGCGTAGCGGATAGAACCCGCATAGGACTACTTAAATAGGAGAAAACAAATGGGAAGACCACTTAGAAAAGACGTTAACGGAGTTGACGCAATTAAAGTACCTACTGGTGCTGCTACAGGTATTACAGTAAACTTTTATCAAGACGGTTCAAACAGAACTGATGGCGTAATTGTTAAACAAAGAGGCGGACAGTCATTTACTTGTGCTCGTATTGGCGATGTTGCTGATACAACAGCAGGTAAACAGATCACTTGTAAATTAAAAGACGGTACACCTAGTGCAGAATTTGAAATGCAAATGCAAGGTTCTACAACAGGTAACTTAGATGCAGACCTAGTTAATATTGCTAAAATTACAAAGCGTGTTGCAACTGATTTTTCTGGAAACAAGTATACTTGGTATCTAGAAAACGATTCATCTGCAGATTACATTGTTTTAACTGCAATTAGTTAATAGGTAATAGATAATGGCACAGTTAGTACAAACCAATGGTGATTATACCATTAAAACAGGCGAAGGGTCAAATGTAATATTTGACACTGGTGCAGGTATTGGTGAAGTAAAAATCACTGGTAACTTAGTTGTTGAAGGTGACACACTAACTGTTCAAGCCGAAAACTTAAACGTTAACGATAACATTATTGAATTAAACTATGGTGAAACAGGCACAGGCGTTTCTCTAAGATATTCTGGTATACAGATTGACAGAGGAACAGAAACGCCTGTTTCATTCTTTTATGATGAAAATGATGATACGTTTAACCTTGCAAAAGGAACCGACGGCAGTTACAACTTTACTGATAGTAGTTTAAGATTAAAAACTATCACAACTAATCAAACTACAGACGGTGGAGATTTAACTCTTATCGGTACAGGATTAGGTGTTGTAAAAGTTATTGGTACTACAACATACGAAGAACAAGTAACGCATGACGATGATATTCCTAATAAGAAATATGTTGACGATGCTATTAGAGATAATCCAACATTCCAAATTATTGATAATGACACAAGAGTTATTGTTACTGATAAGGACGTCAGCGGAGCATTAACTTATCTAGTTGATAACACCGGATACAGTTCTTTTGGTGAAAGTGCTATTTCAGTAATTGTTGACGGTTTGCTAGGTGCTCAATTTTATTCAAATAGGGCAGTAATACAAGACCTTGAATTTATTAATAACGAAATAACAAATAACGATACTAACGGTAATATCTTTTTAAGAACACAAGGTACAGGTAAAGTTAAAATTAACTATGGACTTGAGCTTGAAAAAATTGCAGTTACTCCGGCATATGTAAATG